CAGGTAAGTGTGTAGGAATCTCTTGCTTGTACCAAGTTCCAATAACTCCTTTGGGAGCTATAATTAAGGCACCATTAATTTTTCCTTGATCATACAACATTGCAATGTTGTCCAACAGAACCTTGGACTTACCCGTTCCCATTTCCATGAAATAGGCAAAATAAGATTTGGACCAAGACATCTCTAATGCTTTGAGCTGATGCTCATAAGGCTTCGTTTTAAATTTATATTTCATCTTTCTATTGACTTAACATACACGACCAGCTATACTTAGTCAAGTATGAAAGAAGAAAATTTAAACCACGGAGAATTAACAGGACAGACAAAACCTATCGTTTATGTCATTCAAGAAATACCGGGCACTCAAGCAGGTACTCCTAAAATAAATATCTTAAGTGCTTCCAGTTATGGAAGCTTTAAATTTCTTTTACCTGAATTCTCTCAAATTATTTTCTCGCCCGGACCTTTAATTTTTAAACTACGAAAAGGTTTAGAAAATTATAGGCAAACAGATTACTTATTACTAACAGGAGACCCAGCCATCATTGGAGTCGCGTGCTCTATTGCTGGCGAAATAACAAACGGAAAATACAACTTATTAAAATGGGACAAACAAGAAAGACAATATTATCCCATTTCTATAAACTTACATGAGAAAGGAGAAGTAAATGAGTAGTATTGATTTTGAAAAAGATCAGAGAGAAACGTTAGGTGCAGTTAATGAATCTAATAAATTATCTGATCAAGTAGTTAAACTTCAAAAGTTAGAAGATGAGGTGGCTACAGAAGAGGGGAAACTAAAAGAGCTGAAAAGAAGAAGAGATTTAGTTTCAGGAGAAGTGATTCCTACAATGATGCAGGAAATGAACATCTCCACAATAAAATTGGCAGACGGATCTTCAGTTGAAGTGAAACCTGTCTACGGTGCTTCGATTCCCGTTGCAAAAAGGGAAGAAGCATTTAAATGGCTTCGAGACAACGGCCTAGGTGATCTTATTAAAAATGAGGTTACTGTTGCTTTTGGTCGTAACGAAGATAACAAGGCATCGCAATATGCGGTCCTTGCAAAGGGTCAAGGATACGAACCTGTCCAGAAATTAAAGGTTGAACCCATGACTCTTAAAGCATTAGTTAGAGAACGTATTGAGGCTGGACAAGATATGCCCTCTGACTTATTTAACCTGTTCGCAGGCAGCCGAACAAAAATAACAAGGAAACAATAACCATGAACGAGGTACAGAAAAAAACAAACGCTTCTCTTCCTGCCAATATATTTGAGCAGGATATGGGAAAGGGTTTAGGCAATATAGGCCAACAAGATTTGGCATTGCCGTTTCTCAAAATCCTTGGACAGTTATCGCCTGAAGTAAACGAAAGAGACGGTAAATATGTTAAAGGTGCCAAACCCGGAATGATTTTCAATTCCGTGACTGGTGAGTTACATGATGGTGTGGAAGGCATTAATGTTGTCCCATGCTTTTATAGACTCGAGTACATTGAATGGAAAGATAGAGGAGAAGGATTAGGCGCACCCGTTGCGATCTATGATTCCTCGTCTGACATCATGTCCAAAACAAAACCGGATGCAAACTACAAAGATAGATTACCAAATGGTAATTATCTTGAGAAGACAGCATCTCATTTTGTAATTATCTTGGGGGATAGTCCTTCTACAGCGTTGATTTCTATGAAATCTACTCAATTAAAAATTAGTAGAAAATGGAACTCAATGATGAGTGGGATTAAATTGAAAGGTAAAGACGGATTATTTACTCCGGCATCTTTCAGCCACATTTACAAACTAAAAACTACCCAAATGTCTAATGACAAAGGCACTTGGTTTGGTTGGGAAGTAAGTAAACTTGGTCCGGTGACAGATACCGCGATGTATCAGCAAGCTAAAACGTTTAGTGAAAATATTTCTAAAGGAAGTATCAAAGCTAAACACGGCGCTGATAAACCGAAAGGATCTGACTCGCACTTCTAGTTTAACCAAGCAGTTGGTTAAAAGGGGGGCGGGAGCGGGAGACTCAACCCGCCCCTTTGAAAGATAATCATGGATAAGAAATATATAGAATTATTTAATGGATATAAGGGTGCGTATGGTGTCGCTGATTGGACCCATGTTAAAATAGATCCGAAAACTGGAAAAAGAGCACCAGAATATAGATGGAACTATGAGCCATTCACAGACCAGGTCTTTATTGATCATTTAAATGGTGCCAAATCTGTGGGCATCCAGCCTACAAATGAAAACGCACAAACTAAATTTGCAATTATTGATGTAGATCCAGATAAAATCCCTGGGTGTACCTACAAGGACTATGATAAAAAATTTTTCATAGACAAAATTCAAGAATTTAAACTACCCTTAATACCCATAGAATCTAAAAGCGGAGGACTCCATTTATATATATTTATGAAGGAGTTTGTATCAGCTGCTCTACTAGTATCCTTCCTAAGCAATCTTCTTACTCTTTTTAAATTAAACCCTAATGCTGAAATTTTTCCAAAGCAAACACTGTTATCAAAAGATATAGAGACCGGTGAGCTTAGACCAGGACAATTTGTTAATCTTCCTTATTATAGAAGAACTGAACGACGAGCTCTCAATACAGATGGGACTCCTTTTACTTTTGAACAATTTATAGAATTAGTTGAAGCAAATCTAGTAGGAATAGATGAGCTAGATAAAATAACCGACGGCATAGACAAGCAAATATATGAGGGAACCGATGATAATTTTAAAGATGGCCCTCCTTGCTTAGCTGCATTATCTACCTCCATGAAGGACCCAGAGTTCGACGGTAAAGATCGATTCATGTACAACTATCATGTCTTTGTTAAATTGAAATATCCTGATAAAGACACATGGACGAGAAAAGTTAAAAACGCACCTGTAAAATATTTTGAAGAGCAACACGCCAATGCATGGGACGATAAATTTTTAAATGCTAAAATAAGATCTTGGACACGATCTGAAAAAGGCTATACATGCAAAGATGAAGTCTTACAAAAGTATTGTAAAAAAGGAATATGTTCCAAGAAAAAATTTGGAATATTGGCTGGTTCTAGAGGAACCTACCCAGAATTAACGAACTTAAAAAAAATAGAATTAGCGCCCGAACCTGAATTTGAATTTGATGTAACTCTAGCTGATGGATTCTCCAAAGCTACCGTGCATTGTCATGATATATCTTATTTAACTGAACAACGTAAAAGAAGAAATGTAATATCCAGGGACGCACACTTCACTCCTCCATTAATCAAAGATGATCTACCTATTTTAAACGCTTTATGGGGAACCTTAACACTTGTTTCTCCACCAATCGGTACTACCCCTAAAGAAAAACTGCACGATGTTCTACACGCTAAAATTAATGGAGCTAAAGCCATGAACGATGCGAGTTTTAAATCCGGAACCGTACTGATTGAGGCGGGCTGTGCTTTTTTTAAATATGATAAATTTTATGATAGACTAAAATCTAAGAACTGGAAATACAGCGAGGATAAGACAGGTACCATGATGACCACAACCTATAAAGAATGTGGTATAGAGTTTCTGGATCAAAAAAGATTTCCTAGTAAGGTTAAAGGAAAATATAATACACCCACTAAAAACGTTGTAAAAATTTCTATTAAAGAATTTGAAAACGTCCCGATCCTTCACACAAAACTTAAACATCAAAAGGATATCATATGAGTTACGATCCTAAAACATATGGGCGTAGAAGAAGTAATTTTAAAAATTACTTTGAGACAGATCCTAATGCTTTTGAGGAAAATAAAAAGAAAAATGAAAACTTTAAGAAAAAGATGAATCTCAAGACAAGATCCTGTGGTGATTGTACTCTTTGTTGTAAATTACCTCCGGTGCCCGCTCTAAAAAAAGAAGGACATGAATGGTGTAAACATTGCGATATAGGAATGGGTTGTAAAATTTATAAAGACAGACCTTTGGATTGCCAAGCATTTGAATGTTTTTGGCACGCAGGACTAACTCTCGAAGAGTATAAACCTAATAAGGTTGGTTTTTACACAACAATGGATAGTGTTAATGATGGGGCATTAGGCATGATCAAAGTTTATACAGAACCCCACCGACTAGGTTCCACAATTAAAAAATTAAAGAGATATAAATCAGCTTTTAGTAAAAAACCCCTAGGATTCCATATTACATTTGGAGACAGAAAAGAAGATAGTTGTTTTCTCCATGTAGATTATGGCGAAAATGGTGAATATGGGTTTATGGATTGGGACCAAATGGGAAAAGAGGCTGAAAAGGAATTGGCAGCAATACCTGAACAATTTAGAGAAAAGTTTCTAGAACTAGCTAAGGAGACTTGGTAATGATGAGAAAAATACTCGGGCCTCCGGGAACAGGGAAAACAACTAAATTATTAAAATATGTTAAAACATTTTTAAAACTAGGAACCCCTTTAGATAAAATAGGATACTTTGCTTTCACTAAAAAAGCCGCTAACGAGGCCAAGGGCAGAATGCTAAATGATTTTCCCACGCTAACAGACAAAAAATTAAAACGCTTTCAGACTCTCCACTCCCTAGCTTTTGAAAGACTTGGTATGAAAAAAAGCCAAGTAATGCAGGATGAACATTACGAAGATATTGGAAAACAATTAGGAATCGAAGTTACAATGTATAGTGATGGAGAGGAACACACAGGTTTTATAGACTCGGATAATGAATATTTTAATTTAATTAACATTGCCCGTATTAAAGAAGTAACAAGCCAGGAAGAATACGACACCGACATGTATTCATGGGCTGTTGATAAGAATGTAATTCCAATTCTAGAAGCTGAAATAAATAATTATAAAGAGGCCTATCATCTACTGGACTACACCGATATGATCGAGAAATTCATTGTGGCAGAAATGTGTCCAAAATTTGACGTCGTTTTTATCGACGAAGCCCAAGATTTATCGCCGATTCAGTGGAAAATGTTTGATGTTTTAAAGAAAAATTCTAAACATGTTATAATAGCTGGTGACGACGATCAAGCTATTTATGGATGGGCAGGAGCAGATGTTAAAAGATTTCAACGAGAACCAGCAAAAGAAATTGTTCTACCACAATCTTATAGAGTACCCCGGGCTATCCAACGTATTGCAGATAATATTTTAAATAGAATACCAGATGACCGAAGAATAAAAAAGAACTGGAACGCCCGCGACGAAGACGGAACTATTCATCAATCTATTTCCTCTATTGAAGATGTCCCTTTGCATGAAGGAAAATGGTTAGTGCTGGCTCGTTACAACGACAAACTCATAAGATTAAAACCTACTTTACGCGACATGGGAATTTATTTTGAATACAAGGGGCGTAAAAGCTATCGAGCAAGACTCTATAATGCTGTTCAAAACTTCACCCGATGGACTAATGGATCTCTTCTTTCTCTATCAGAGTGTACAGACTTATTTGAATATCTCGGTAAAAAATTCCCTCACAACGAGGAACGAATGTATGAATTAAAAGAACTTGGGTATTGCCACACTCAAAGATGGTTTGATGTATTTGAAACAGAACCTGAAGACAGTCTCTATATTAGAAATATGTTGTCTCAAGGAGAAAAACTAGATGTCCCAGCACGAGTCGTATTATCTACGATTCATTCTGCAAAGGGTGGAGAAGCTGATAACATCATATTAATTTTAGATAATACTAAAAAAATTAGGGAAGCCATTGAAAGATCTCCCGATAAAGAAGATGAAGAAAATAGAATTTGGTATGTAGGAGTTACTCGAACAAAACAAAATCTATATATCATGACAGCAAAAAAGGAGGCAAATGGATACGACATCGAAAGTATACAATAAACAAATTGGAGGAGCCCACTATCGCAAAATGAAAATTCAACCCAGTGAATTTGTGCATGAAAATAAGTTACTATTTGCAGAAGGTAATATAATAAAGTATATATGTAGACATCCTTACAAAAATGGAAAACAAGATATTCTGAAAGCAATACACTACTGCGAAATGATTATTGAAAGAGATTACAAATGAGAATTCCAAAATTTGAAGCTCAAACTGAATGGGTTAAACCAACAGAATTTCCAGACCTACGTCAAGTAGATGAAATTGCAATAGACTTAGAAACAAAAGATCCTGATCTTATTAAAAGAGGATCGGGTTCTATTATTGGAAACGGAGAAGTGATAGGTATCTCGGTCGCTACTTCACACTATAAAGGATACTTTCCGATTGCCCATGAAGGCGGTGGCAACATGGATCGTAAACAAGTTTTAAGCTGGTTAAAAGATGTTCTTGAAGCTCCTTCCATAAAAATATTTCACAATGCTATTTACGACGTCTGTTGGCTAAAAGCCATGGGCTTTAAAATTAATGGTGACATTGTTTGTACAATGATCGCTGCAGCCATCACCAATGAAAACAGATTTCGATACGATCTTAATAGTTTGTCCTGGCATTATTTAGGCTACGGAAAAAATGAATCTGCTCTTGCAGAAGCTGCCTCTGAATGGGGAATCGATCCTAAAGCAGAAATGTATAAACTCCCGGCTATGCACGCAGGATCTTATGCAGAACGTGATGCAGAAATTACACTGGGCCTATGGCAAGAACTTAAAAAAGAAATACTTCATCAGGACCTAGAAGACATATTTGATTTAGAAACAGATTTATTTCCGTGCCTGGTCGAGATGAGATTCAAGGGAGTCCGAGTCGATGTAGAACGTGCACACATGATGAAAAAAACTTTAATTGCTGAAGAACAAGAACTTTTAAAAGCTATTGAAAAAGAAACCAATGTAAAACCACAGATATGGGCAGCCAGATCCGTAGCGAATGTTTTCGATATGTTAAAGATACCATACCCACGGACAGAAAAAACCGCAGCTCCTTCTTTCACTAAAAATTTTTTACAAGCACATAGTCATCCTGTTGTTAGACTCATTGCTAAAGCCAGAGAAATTAATAAAGCTCACACAACCTTTATAGATTCTATTTTAAGATATGAACACAAAGGAAGAATTCATGCAGAGATTAATCAGTTAAGGAATGCAGGGGGTGGAACTGTAACCGGACGATTTAGTTATCAGAATCCCAACCTCCAACAGATTCCAGCCAGAAACAAAGATCTAGGCCCAAAGATACGAAGTTTATTTATTCCTGAAGAAGGATGTAAGTGGGGATGCTTTGATTATTCACAGCAGGAACCAAGGCTCGTTGTACACTATGCATCTTTATATAAATTACCTTCGGTCTACGAAGTTGTTGATGCTTATAAGGCAGATTCTAATTCAGACTTTCACAAAACCGTTGCTGAGATGGCACAGATTCCTAGAATACAAGCCAAGACCATTAATCTAGGATTATTTTATGGAATGGGTAAAGCAAAACTCCAAGCAGAACTTGGAGTAACAAAAGAAAAATCTGCAGAATTATTTAATCAGTACCATGCCAAAGTTCCGTTCGTTAAACAACTTATGGAAAAAGCATCTAACAGAGCACAGGAGAGAGGACAAATAAGAACTCTTCTGGGTCGGCTGTGTCGGTTCCATTTATGGGAACCCAATAGTTTCGGGATGCATAAAGCATTACCACACGAAGAAGCGCTCAGA